TCTTATTATTATTGTTTTTCTTATTTTTATTCTTATTTTTATTTTTGGTCATGTATTGGATCCATGTGACCGCATGGACTGTACATTCTATCATACTATCTGTGGGTTAGCCTCCGCCGTGCAGTCTCTTGGCATTTTGTTTAGCACTAAAGTAATAGTTTTGGGGAATTTAACTGATAGAACCCAATGGCCGTAAGTGGACCAACTCCTATTTGGGCATAGGTGCCTTCTATTCAACGATAGTTCGTTTGCATACCCATTACAGGTTAGCGGGGGTGAAACAAGCACGTTCTGAATGTGTGTTGCATCTGTCATTACACCATTCCACTACTGTCTCGTCATATCTTATCTCTTGGGCTATTTGCATATCTGGGATGATACCAAACGCTCTATAAAACGACAATCTGGCGTCGTCACATATATTGTCCACAAATTTTTCACTCATTCGTAACGAAAGATAGTACAATCCTCCTTCCAATTTTATGTCACGGAACTTAAAATTACCTATTTGTAAACTACCATTCTTTATCATACTTCGGTAGTAATTCTGCCACATAGGTATCCCGCCAGTCAAACTTAATCCACCTTTCCCAACCGAGTTTAAATAGTTGGCCAAATCTTTTTTTGCATTGAAAGGTGTTAAGCTTGTTGCATCTTTAACTGATGCCGTTCTAGGGTCACGGACCATTCTCCATTTTTCTCCGTCCCATACAGGTTGCGTATTACAAAATAAAACATGTTCTATTCTGAATACCGGTTCTTCCACCGTCATAACTAAGCCAAATTGTCTAAAAAATATTGGTAGTTCTCTTTGAATTGCTTTTATATATTTCTTATCAATAAACAATCCCCCGTCATCACCCATATCAATTGCTGCAAAATCGTCTAATTTCATGTGATAAACACAAAATATAAATATCACGCAGGACATTATCACACAACCTGTCATAGCTGTGATCATTTCTCCTGAGCATAATCCTCCACTCATCAAATATTCAACTATACCGTCTTTAGCTTTACCCTGACACCTATTATTAAGTGTTAGAGCACACATCTCGACGACAATCTCTCTATCTGCCTTGTTCGGAAAGCAATATGCTATTACTTCATGTAATATTTTTAACAATTCCTTATTGCAACATTGATCAAATCTACTAGCGTCTAATCCAATAAAACAACACCCGTCTCCTATTCTATGCCACTTATCTGCTATCTGTGCACCCTGTTCCAGTGCATTTAGCCCTTTCATTATGGTTTTCTCTTTACGGGTTGCTGTTGTTCTTAGTTTAAACATCTTATCAATAGAATGGTATACTCTGTCTTCACATGGTCTGATATATATCCCAAACAATAAGTTAAATTTGGGTGTACGTGCTTGTA